GGGGGGGAGGGTCACCTACCTCTGTTAATTTTAGACTCCGCCGTGTAAATGCCGAATTTTCGGGGGTAACTTTGACAAGCGTTTTATTCTGACATTGAAAAGGTGCTAAAATAATGTTTATGGTAGGCATGGAAATAGTATTTACTCAAAAGGTAGCCGGGGCGGTGGATGATTTAAATAATCCAACCTATACCACCCAGCAAGTCACTGTTTCTGATTGCCTAGTTGCACCAATTACTGAACCAACCACAGCACGCGAACAGCAAGCAATGGAGCAGTCCAAAGACCAAGTGCGCGTACACATGCCAAAGGCTAGTACGGCTGATGTTGGCAACTCTACCTTTGATTACGATGGCAAGACCTTTGCGGTTGATAGCAGCAGCGTTAAGTTTATGGATGGTAACACGCCTACTAGGTGGAATAGATACTATCGCGCAGAAAGTGTAAATGCATAATGGCTAAAGTTGATGTTGAGGCAGTAGTAATTGCTTGGCTAAATTCAATAGTTGGCACAGGATGGGCAGCGCATGGCGATAAGCCGGACAATGCCGGTGACCAATACATATTAGTAGACCGTACTGGTGGTCCGCGTGAAAGCATGGTGTTGGATAAGGCAGAAATATTAATAGAGGTCTATCACAAAACCAGCCGCGCCACAGCCAAGAACAAAGCCAATGATATTGCAGACCGGGTAATTGAGTTATGTGCCTACAATGCCAATATTACTAGGGCAAAGGTAAACTCTGTGGTTAATTTGGATGATACATTAGCCCAATACCACCGCTACCAAATCTATGTTGATGTTTGGGGCGCGCGGAACACATAATTTGTTCAAAATAGTTGTTGCATTATAAACGGTTATGGTATATTGGGGATAAGTCAGACTAAAACGGTTACTCACCGGAAAGGAAAAGAGGGGAATGGCTGAATACTTTAAAAAAGATGGCGATGATTATGTCAAGGTAGATGATACTTTGCATACTCAGGCAGATGTAGACAAAGTTGTTGAAAGTCGCTTGGAGCGCGAACGCAAGAAATTTGCGGATTACGATACACTCAAAGAGACCGCAGGCAAAGTTGAAACCATCAAGTCAGAATACGAAACAAAGCTCAAGGAAAAGGACACTACTATTAGCTCGCTAACTGGTGACCTAGGCAAAGCCAAACTTGAGACCGATAAGGTTAAAATTGTTTCGGAATTTAAGCTATCAGATGAACTTGCAGAATTTGTTACTGGTGACACTGCAGACGAAATGCGCGAGAGAGCTGAAAAGTTGTCTAAAGGCATTGGTACTAGCGGTGGCAAGGTTGTAATTAAAAAAGACCAAAAGCCCGGTGATAAGCAAACTGACAGCAAGAAAATCGCAAAAAGTCTATTCGGCGGCTCAAGCTCTGACGATTAAACCAATTTAATTGTTACGAGGTAATTCATTATGGGTAATCCCCTCCGCACTAGCGCCTTGAACCTTGCCAATCACACTGGCGAGTCTTGGAGCAAAAACATTCGTGGTGGTGTACTTGCTGCACTAGCACCATCTTTGCCAGATGTAAAAGTAGGCAGCACAGACCACTTTACATTTACAGCAACGCCAAAGGCAGAGCTGGTTGGTGAGTCTGCAAGTAAGTCAAGCATGGATGGTACGCCTAGCAAGGCTACTGTTAAGACTTACAAGGTCCAAATCACCTACCGCTTTAGCAATGAAGTGATGTGGGAAGATGAGGATTATCAAGCAGGTATTGTTGATGCGCTTGTTGCCAATGTTGCTACAGCCCTCAGCCGCGCCCTTGACCTTGTTGCCATTCATGGTATTAACCCACTTACCGGCGAAATTGCATCCAGTGTTACTAACTACTTTGATAAAGCCGGAAACGGTGTAGCTCGCGTAGTTTCTACTGGTAATGTTCAAACTGACCTTGAAACCGCTGCTAGCGATTTGCAAGAGGCTGGTTACATTGCCACTGGTATTGCCCTTGACCCTGTATTTGCTGGTCAGCTCGCACGCAAAAAGGACAGTCAGAACCGCCCACTGTACCCAGAATTGGGGCTTGGTTTCGGATTTGATAGTTTCCAAGGTCTGCAGGCTGCATCTAGCGATACTGTCTCAGGTCGGCAGGAGCTAGAGGCATCTGAGGTTAGCATCCAAGCTATCCTTGGTGACTGGCGCGCATTTAAGTGGGGTGTTGCACGCGAAGTGCCACTAGAAACCATTGAGTATGGTGACCCAGATGGCGCAGGTGACCTAAAGCGAACCAACGAAATTGCAATCCGCGCTGAGGCAGTGTTTGGCTTTGCAATCTTTGACGGTGCTGCATTTAGCATCATCAGCTCACAAGGCGCAAGCTCTTAGTTTAATCCGCTCAAGGAATTAGGGAATTAGACCGCTTAGGCGGTCTTTTCTCTTTGTGCAAATAATTTATTCGGCATAAGCGTGGTAAAATATGCTTATGACTAAAGCAAAAATCTACCCATACATGAATAGGTTTAGTGGTGAAATCCAACCACTCACCAAAGCGCAAGGTAAATTACTCAATGAGGATTGGGAACGTGCTAAGGTGGTCCGCAATAAAGAGGGTAAAAAGGTCTTTAGGTTTAAATTAAGCGCCCCGGTCACTGGCAGTGATGGTAAAACACATATGGGTACTGCTATAGTAGATTTGACAGAAACAGATGAGCCAGTAGAGTTGGAGGCTGCAAATGGCAAGCGAGACACAAAGTAAATACATTGCAGATTTAGCAGTTAAAAAGACCAAGGAATTTAAAGAGGTCAAAGAGCTGCTTATAGCCAATGACATTATTGGTGCTGATGCTGAAATTGTTAAAAATGCCCAAACCATAGCTGAGATTACCCATGCACTCACCGATTTGCAGGCATCCAAATTTATAGATGTACTCATTGCCACTAAAGAGCCTGCACGCGGTACAGTCTACTCAAAAAAGCGCATAGTTAGTGTTACCGGCATCCTAGAGGATATTAAAAAAGAGGTGGATGCTTGGGATTTTCCAAACAGCACCACACCGCTTGATTATGGCAAAAAGGCTAGAGAGCTTACCCCAAAAGTGCTTGAGGGTATTAGGCTACTGAATAACCCAGAGATTGAACCAGAGACCCGGCAGCGCAACCAAGAGATATTTTTAAGGGAAGTTGCACAAACAATTTATGCAAAAACCTATGAAATGAATGCTTTTGATATGGATATTGCCCATACTACCGGCTCTGGCATTGATGATAGGTTTTATGGAATGGCTAAGGTCGCAAGTAACAGCGTATCTACAGGGGGTTAATTATGGCAGTTATACAAGAATATGTAGCAAACTTTTTAATGAGCAGTGCATCTAAGGCGCAGATGGATGCTACTACTACTGCCCGGCAATCCGGCAAGCGCCCCACTGTTACGCGCACAGAGCATGGTGATGCTTGTAAGTGGTGTCAATCAAAGGTTGGCACATATACAGACCCCGGCAGTGATGTATTTGAGCGGCATGGTGGCTGTGAGGGCAAAATAGTCACTAAGGGCTATGGCTCACGCAATGGCTTGCTAGGAAACTACAAAGCAGGCAAAGCGCCAAGCGGCGGCGCGGCTGCACCTATCGCGCCGGATGGTGGGCAGGTTGTATTTAGAGGCACAGGCAATAATGTCAGTGCCGCCGGGCTAGAACTAGGCAGCGGTTTCTATGTTGCGCGTGATACTGCCACTGCAGCCAATTTTGGCAATGTCGCACAATTAAGCCTACCCCTTAAGAGCAAAGATATTTTATTAATTGCTAGTGATAACCAATATCAGAAACTTATATTAGATGCTGAAAAGTGGGCAGTACGCACCGGCAACAGCCTAGACCCCAATGATTTTATACCAAGCTATGTGCGCTACCTTGGCTACAAGGCGGCTGAGGTATCAGCTACTGTAGACCCACTAGGCGGCATTGCGATATATGACCCTAAAATTATCAAAAAGCTACAGGCGCAAATGAAATGATAGAGCTGGTACTTGAGGGCAATGTACCAAGCAAAAAGAATAGCCGCGCTCATACTCGCACTGGCATATCAGTACCGAATAATAAATTTATTCAATGGCAGAATGATGCGCTAAAGCAAATCAGAGTGCAGACCCGGCAGCGCTTTTATGTGCCGGTCATGGTAGAGGTTATAATTTACTTTGGCACTAGAGGCAGAGCTGATTTAGATAACCGCCTTACAAGCATCCTAGATATGCTAGTTGAGGGCTTGGTGCTTACTGATGATAAATGGCAGAATGTGCCACAGATGGCAGCCCAAGCGGAATACCGCAAAGGGCAGCCCGGCGCTTTTATACGAATAACAGAGATAAACTAGCTATGCAAAGCCCTTATGTTACAATTACAATATCTGGTATAATATTAACCAATAACAAACCACGCATACGGTGCGGCAAATCCGGCTAAAAGGACTAAGAATACATGCAGCCGGAAAACCCACTAATACAAGCAGCGAACCAACTAGCGCAAAAGCTAGTTTTGCAGTTGGCAAGCTGTGAGCCAAGGGTGCAAAAGAAATATGAGTATTACGATGCTGACAATGACATTGCAGACTATGGCATTTCTACCCCGGCTAAATTAATTCATATCCGCCCCGGCATTGGCTGGGCTAGTCGCGCGGTTAATACTCTTAGTGACCGTGTTGTTTTTGAGGGTTTTGCTAATGATAAGTTTGGCATTAATGAATACCTTGAGGGTATTAACGGCTTTGGTGTCATTAATAATGGTAAACATGATACTTACATTGGTGGTTGTGCTTTTATAGCCGTTTCAGATGATGCAGAGACAGGCAAAAAGATATTAGTGCCATTTACCGCGCAAGAGGCTACAGGATGCATAGACCAAACCACTGGCTTGCTCAAATACGGTATGGCAGTTACGCGCTGGGCAGAACCACAGCCCAAAAAAGCTGGTGTGCGCTTTGCACCGGCTGATTATTTAGTATTTACCCCTGTTTATACCGCCATTTTCGTAAATCGTGAATTGGTTGAGATTATACCAAACCCTACAGGTCGTACTCTGCTACATCCTTTAACACGCCGGGCTAGCGCTAACCGCCCATTGGGTAAGTCGCGCATAAGTAATACGGTCCGCCGCATTATTAATGAGGTAGGGCGGCTTAAAAGGCGAGAGGAAATAGCAGAGGAATTTTACAGCCTGCCACAGCGCTATATTAATGGCTTGGCTGAGGGTGCTAAAAAAGATAGCAACCTAGATAGTGCTATTGGTAAAGTCTGGGCAATCACCAAAGATGAGGATGGTGACAAGCCAGAAATTGGGCAGCTAACCCAAATGAGCATTGACCAATTTGAGACTGCCAAAAAAGATAAGGCGCGTGATTTTTGTGCTGAGACCGGGCTAACCCTCCGAAACCTAGGCTATGAAACATCTAACCCAAGCAGCCCAGAGAGCTTGGCGGCAATGTCAGATGATTTGCTGCTTGAGGCTACCAACTCACAAGAGGAATTGGGCAGGCAAATTAAAGAGCTTTGTATTACATTGCGCCTAGCGCTAGATGATAATGATACTGTGCCACCAGAATTACGCAAGATTGTACCGGCATGGAAACCGATATTTCAAATTGATATTGGCGCAGCCGGTGATGCTATATTTAAGCTGTTTGAAGTTATGCCAGAGTTGCAAGGCTCTGTTGCCGGTTACCGTTTCTTGGGCTTGAGCATTAAAGAGGCTGAGGAATTGCAGGCTAAACGCGCTGCAAGTACCGCAGGCAGTGTATTTGGAGGTAACCAGTAATGGCAGGCGTAACTACACCAGTATCAGCACCTAACACCTATGCAAATAAGGATGATTTAACTCTGTATTGGCAAGCGCCTACAGATGGAAACCGGGCAGATTACATACTAAAGATGGCTAGCAACCGGCTAAGGCAGATTGCTTTGGATGTTAATAAAGACCTAGATGCTCTAGTTAATGCTAATGAGGTCTATTTCTTAAATGTTCAAGGTGTAGTAATGGAGGCAGCCAAGCGCGCGCTGCAAGCACCGCTAGACCAGCTACCCACTGAGACATATAGCCAAACAGCCGGTCCATACAGTGAAAACTTTAAGTATAGTAACCCTGCCGGTGATTTGTATTTTAAAAAGGCAGAACTGCAGCTTATTGGCTTATACGGTACACAAACCCTTGATAGCCTAAGCACATCACAGGATTTGTACGGCTATAGTATTTATAGCTCATAGGTAGGGCTATGGATATAGCACCCCTAATCAAAGATTTTGGACTGCCGGTAGCACTGTTACTGTATTTTATTTGGCAGAATGCATCTATTAGTAAAGAGTATAATAGTTATGTTAAAGACATAGCTCAAAAAACTGTTGATGCAATTAATAAGAGTACAGAGGTAGATACCAAGATGTTAAGTGTGGTAGAGCGCCTAGAAAAAAGGCTGGACAATGAGCGAGGTAATTAGCATGGCTACAGCCCTTACGCTTATTGTTATAATACTGTTGAGTAGTGGCAGCCGTATATATTTGCGCCGCCGCTTTCAAAAACAATTACAACCACACTTAGAGGCTTTAGAGAGGGCAAGTAAGAGGAATGCACAGGTACAAATTAAAAGTCATTAGTCTAGCAGCAAATACAAAAGAGCTATTTGTTGGCTTTGGGCGCGGTGTGGGTAGCTTTTACACTAAAAACCGCATCCTGCTAGGAACAATCACCAATATACTTACGATTGCCGCATTTACCATTGGTGTAGTGGCGTTAATTGCTCTCATATGGTTGCAGGTCCGCCCAATCAAGGTTGCAGACATTAAAGTGCCTGTAGCAACAGACCAAGCTAGTTATTATCCCGGTGAGGAAATTAGCGGAATATTCTTTGGTGAGATTTACCATAAGGGTGAGGTCCGGGTGCTAAGAGAGGTATTTTGTAAGAATTATAAAAATATCATTGCACCACCAGAGAGCGCCCGGAATGGTGACTTTTATGACACCCAGAGCATACCACGCAAAATAGAGGGCTTGAGTGTAACCATTGGATTACTGCCTGCAGATATACCAGTAGGCTCAAATTGCGTGTTGCAGTTTACCAATGTATATAACATCCCTACCCTATTTGGCACTAGGCATGTTGAATATCAGTATTACACGCAAAACTTTAGCATTGTGACTAAAGAGCGCCGCCAACAGCTTGAATGTGAGGCATCTGGGCGCAAGGACTGTAACTATATAAATGATAATCCTAATGCTACCCAGACAGAGCAGCAAACTAGCCCACAGAGCGCCCCGGACACTGTACAACCGCGAGAAATACAGCCAACCACAAATAATACCTACAATAGCTACACCACTAATAACCCGGCTGCAGCCTCTGAGCCTGCACCGCGATTTGTAGAGCGCTGCACTGTAGACTTTGTAATAAAGTTTGGTTGCCGCCAAGAGCCTGCAAATAATTAAGTGCTTGTGCTATAATGCAGCCATAAAGCAGAGCTTTGCCAAGCGCATTGTTGTGCCAACAAAACTGTACAGGAAACTAACCATATGAATGACTCCGATAATGTGTCATTTGGTAAGCCTAAATCCACTGGTGCGGTATTTGTAGCCCCTTATGGTACTACATTGCCAACCACTGCTTGGCAGACTCTTAACGCCGCTTTTAAGGGGCTTGGGTATGTCTCAGAGGATGGGCTTGTCAATGGTGTTGAGACCGATGTAGAGGAAGTAAACGCTTGGGGCGGTGACCTTGTTTTGTCAGGGCAGACCACCTTTAAGGAAATGTTTACTGTTAATCTCATTGAGACCAATACAGAGGCATTAAAGGTTTACTATGGCAGCGATAATGTTGTTGAGGAGGGTAACGGCTCAATCACCGTAACCCAAACCAATGAGGAATTACCGCGCGTTTCTGTTGTATTTGAGCTTGTTATGACCGGCGGGCGCATTAAGCGTATCGTTGTGCCTAACGCACAAATCGCAGACCGCAGTGGTGAAATCACCTATGTTGATGGTGAGGCTATCGCGTACCCTGCAGTGTTTGTTGCTTATCCAGATAGCAACGGTGACACTCACAAAGAGTACATTGCCACAGCACTTAGCTCTTAATAAAGCTGAGATACCGCAAGAGCGCCCCATTTGGGGCGTTTTTGTTTATGCTATAATTTGGATATTAACTAAGGATTGGAGCAATCACTATGGCTGAGACAGACCAAAAAGAAACTAGCACCGTAAAAGAAATTGATGTAAAGGGCTACAAATTTACTGTAGATACTGACCTTTTGGATGATGTGGACTCACTAGAATACATTGAGCGCATTGAGAGCCAAGGGCAGACCGCAGTGGTCCTATCATTGCTTAAGCACATTATGGGTGCAGATGAATTTGCAAAGCTCAAGGCACACTTTGTTGCTGAGGATGCAAAAGCCCATGAGGGTAAAGAGGGCTACAAGGCGCGTATGCGTATTGAGGTACTTAGTGATGTGTACCTTGCAATCATTGAGAAGTTTGACCCAAAAGGCTAGCCTTAATCAAGGTACTCCGCGAGCATTTTGATGAGCTTGAGGCAGACTTTCAGCAATACTACAACCTAGACATCGCGGATGTTTTAGCCACCAGCCGCAAAAGAGCAGCCCGGCTATTGTTTCAGTTGCCGCGCGAATGCAGGGTATTTAAGGCTATTAATCCGGCTGTGCAGTGGGGATGGGCAGAGACCTTTGCTAATAAGGCTAACTATCTGCTTGAGCTGATTACATGGCAGAATGCTACACCAAGCAATAAGGCTAAATTAGCCAAGCACAAGCTCAATAAACCGCAACTATACATACCAGACTTTATGAAACCAAAGCAGCCACCTAGCGCCATTAATAAAGGCTCTGAGGCTATGACTGTAGACGATATAAAGAGCTGGTTAAATACCCCTAGAGGGGTCTAAAACCACTCCCCTGCTGGCTTTTTTTGGCAAAATATGGCATTGTAGGCAATACAACGCTTAACAGGGGTGGTGACCACTCCCCTGCCCTATCATAATAAAATTTACAGCCTGTCAAACACCTTACGCCTTTTTTTCATGCGACACACAAGGCAGAGTAGGGGAGTACCCATAAGCATTAGTGATATACTAACCTTATGAGTAAAGATGTATCATTCTCATTAGACCCTAAAGGCGGTCAAGATATTCTTACCCAAATGGCAATGCCAACCATCAAACAAAAGGCTGATGCAATGGCAGCGCGCGCACAGTCAATGGCTGGCAGCATGAGTAAGACACCGCCTAATATTAGTGTCACAACAAAAGTAGGTACAATTAAGCGTGGTATTCGTGCCATAGCAACCATTTCTGCAGAGGGCAGAAATAAGCACCAAAACTATATTGGGCATTATGTCTTAGCTAGGTGTAAGGATGCTGGGCGCGGCTAACAGCTTATGTTATAATTTGCAATATAAACAACACGCCAACAGTTGCGGTGAAACTGGCTTTAAATCAAGGTAAACACCCAACTATATGGCAGACATCGGAACAGCATATGTAAAAGTAGCGCCCAACATGCAGGGCATCCAAGGCAAAATTGCCGCTGGGTTTAAAGGCTCTGCAGGTCCGGCTACCGCTGCTCTTGGTGATGAGGTTAATGCTAATTCTGGTCCATTCCAAGCCGCTCTAGGTAAACTAGGCGGTTTTGCTAAAGGTGCAGGTGTTGCGATTGCTGGCGGTATGCTGGCAGGCGCAGCCGGGCTTGCCGCACTAACTACAAAGGCTGTTATGTCAGCCGCAGAGCTTGAGCAGCAACTTGGCGGCTCTGAGGCTGTATTTGGTGAGTTTGCTAAGACCATACAGGAAAAGGGAGCGCAGGCATTTAAAACTGCCGGTCTGTCACAGCAAGAGTTTCTACAGGGCGCTAACAAAATGGGGTCTCTATTCCAAGGCGCTGGCTTTAGCGTGCAAGCCTCAATGCAAATGTCTGCAGACTCTATGCAGCGCGCTAGCGATATTGCCTCAATCATGGGCATTAGTACAACTGATGCGCTAGAGGCTGTAACTGGCATGGCTAAGGGCAACTTTACCATGATGGATAACTTGGGTGTTGCCATGAATGACACCGCCATTGGAGCATATGCGCTAGAAAAGGGCATTAACAAAACTACTGCTCAAATGTCTATACAGGAAAAGGTAGGCTTGGCGCAGCAGATGTTTATGGAAAAGACCGCCAAATATGCCGGTAACTATGCCAAAGAAAATGAAACATTATCTGGCTCACTTAATACGACCAAAAAAGCCTTTGATAACCTGCTATCTGGGCAAGGTGATGTTGGTGACTTTATAGACAGCCTTATTAATACCATTGAGATTGCCATACCGCAGATTGTTGCCATGCTACCAAAGATTGTGCAGGGCATTGGCGCGGTCCTACAGGCTCTAGTACCAGCATTAGCTAAAGCATTGCCTACTTTAGTGCCTGCCCTTATTCAAGCGGTCCAAGACCTGCTAAATGCCCTAATCCAAGCATTGCCTACCATTGTGCAGGTATTAGTAACCGCCCTGCCGGTACTGATTAAAGCCTTTGTGCAGCTATTCTTAGCGATTTTGCAGGCATTACCACAAATCATACAAATCATTTCTCAAGCTATACCAGAGATAGTAGATGCTATTGTTACCAGCCTCACAGAGCCAACAGCGCTGCAGCAAATCATCATGGGCTTTGTACAGCTAATGATGGCGCTGGTTACCGCTATACCAATCATTGTTAATGCATTGGTCTCTGCCCTGCCGGTCATTATTAAAAACATCCTAGCGGTCCTAACTAACCCGGTATTTATACGCCAAATGATTGATGCAGGTGTGCAACTGCTTAAAGCGGTCATATCTGGCATTGTGAGCATGGTAGGCAGCATAGCGAGCGCGGCATGGGATATTATTAAAACCATTGGCAATGTGCTATCACCAAGCAGCCTATTCAATATCGGTAAAAATGTGGTACAAGGCTTGTGGAATGGTATACAGGATATGGGCGGCTGGCTCAAAGATAAGATTGTTGGCTTTGTTAAAGACAAAATACCCGGTCCAATTAAATCAGCTCTGGGCATTCACTCACCATCAAGGGTAGCAGCCGGGCTTGGTATGCAAGTGCCTGCCGGTTTAGCACAAGGTATTGATGCAAATGCTGAAATGGTCAAAAAAGCAGCCACAAATATGGCAGATAAGGCTATTGTAGGCATTACCAGCCCACTCTATGACCCTAGCCTTGCCTTTGGCGCTAAAAGCATCAATGCACTAGCCCCACCATCACCGGGCGGCAATAAGCAGCAAACAGTTACTATTGGCACTGTGGTATTAGGTGATGAGAGCGCTGTTAAAGAGTTTTGGAAACAACTTAATCAAGATACAATCAATGTGGGTATGGGTGCAACGCCTGTACAGGGGGCATACTAATGACTGGTGCAGTTAGCTTTGATAGCAATAACCTACAAACATACGACCCTGCTACTAATGTAGGCATTGTTGTTAATGACTTTAAAATTAATGACCTACCTGCCAAAATTGCCGCCCTCTTTGCCCTAGCAAATGCCAATAGGTCAGTAATACCTAATGTTGATTACCCAAGCCGCGCGGTTTCTCTAAGCGGTGTTATTAAAGGTAGTAGCCAAAGTGACCTAGATAGCCGCATTGATGTATTTAACGGTTATTTAAGGGCTAAGGATGGTAACTTAGACATTGAAAAGGGCGGCGCAACCCGGCGCTTTAAAGCTACTCTTAATGCATTATCTATTGACCAAAATGGCAGCAACTTTATAGCTAAATGGTCCGCTGGTTTCCTATGCACTAACCCATTTGGTAGCGATATTGTAAAGACTACTGCCTTAAATGCCACAGGGCGCACCAGCAGCAGCTATGCAGATGATTACACATTCCTTGGTACTGCACCATTCCAACTGCCTATAATTACTATTGAAATTAACAGTGTGAGCGGCGGCACAGGCTACCTTAGCTTTGGTAACTCAAGTAATGGACAGAGCGTAAACATTACCGGCGTAACATTCCAAGCCGGTGACACCCTAGTTATTAACCCTGCAGATGAAAATGGCGAATTGGTTAAACTCAATGGCGCGCCCATAGACTATACCGGCGCTGTGCCAGAATTTGAGCCGGGCGCAACCACCTTTAATTATTCAGATGGTTTTACAGCGCGAAACTTTGATATATTAATTGAATATTACAAGATGTACCTATAGGGGGTAATGATTAATGCCTCCGCTAAATTACAGCACAGGTCCGAAATACCCAACCACAACGCCAACCACTAACGGCACTGGTACTGATAGCCAATGGGCAAATCCGGCTAATATATTTGCTGATGATGGCTCAAATGCCACCTCTAGCTTTTTTAATACCATATTTGTTACTCAAGACCTCATAGGGCGCGGCTTTGGCTTTGATATACCTACAAATGCAGTTATTGATGGTATAGTAGCGCAGATTGAAGTGCCAAGCAGTACAAGGTGGGCAGAGTCTAATGGTACGGTCCGGCTGCAAAAAGCCGGTACAACTGTTGGTGATAATAAAGCCGGTACAGGCTCATCATTAAGCAATGTATGGACTTACGGCGGTGAGGCTGATTTGTGGGGTACGACTTGGACACCGGCAGAAATAAATGCATCCAACTTTGGTTTAGTATTTGCAGCTACATTTACCTCTAGCCCAAATGACTTTAGCATTGCTGTAGATTACATGCGCTTAACGGTCTATTGGCACTATGACTTTGATGTGCCGCCTGCAGATGTACCAAAGCGCCATGTGTATAAGGTTTACGATAACGCCGGTACATACCTTGGCAACATCCCCAATGTCATTACCCCATTTCAATTTAGCGAGGATATAGAAACAGCCGGTGTGAGCCTTAGCATTGATGTAGGCTTAAATGCAGACATTACCAGAGACCGCAGCAAACGGCTTACGACAGAGGCAGGTGAGTACATAACTGATGAGGCAGGGCGCTATTTAGTAACAGATGGCGGAATTATGCCATTTACTATAGGTACAGATGATAATAACAATAGCTTGCTCAAAAACGGTAACCGCGTTGTTGTAGTTGAATACTGTTATTACTACCCGAATGGCAAAGCCATGTATAGTGGTCAAATACAGCGCGTTAATGCGCGATTTGGCGGTAATAACTCTGTTATAAGCCTGCAGTTAATGAGTGATGGCACAGAGCTGGATAATTATATTACTCGCGGTGTGCCGCCTAGCCTAACTGAGCAGCAAGCGCAGACTACCAGCAACAGCAACTTTACTGTTACTCAAGATAGCAAGGGCGCAGGCTGGAATAGGTGCGGTCAAGTAATAACAGTTGTAGGCACTAATATTGCGGCTGTGACACTAAGGCTAAACGGTACAGCTAGGGTTACTGTATCGCTTTATGATGCACCAAATGGCTCACTATTAACCAGCACTAGCAAAGATGTTGTTGCAACCAATGCGGATGTGCAATTTGTATTTTCAGAATTTACTACCGGCTTAACAACCGCTTTTGCGGCTGTATCAGTAGACCCCGGACAATCTATACAGGTTGGCATTAATACTGCAGGCGGTTATAGCGGTGGTGATATGTATAGCTCTAGCTACTCTGGTGGTAGCGGCGGCGGCAGTTATGGAATAGTAACCGGGCAAGATTTGTACTTTAAGGCTTATAGCGGTGTATTAAACACTCAAGCAGTATTTACCAGTGCAGACCCTACAACCGGCATGTTTGTGCCTATTATGGATGATTACAATGACCAAGGCGGTAGGATTACTGCAGCAACCGCAGATGTTGATGCAACCGGCTTGAGCTTATCGTATACATTTAGTGTTCAAACAGTCCTAGAGGCAATTAAAGCTATAAAAGATATGTCACCATCTGATTTTTATTGGCGCATAGATGTTGGTACTGATGAAATGGTATTTAAAGAAATATCCGCCTCTGCAGATTACACGCTAATTAAAAACATCCATATAAATGAATTGCAGCTAACCCTAAGCATTGAGAATGTGAAAAATAAGGTACTGTTTAGTGGTGGTGATACTGGCGGTGGTCAAAACCTCTATAAGCAATACCTAGATAGCGACAGCATTAACCTTTATGGTCCGCGCCTTAACCGCAAGAGCGACAACCGCGTTACGGTTTCTGCCACTGCAGATGCTGTTGGTGAAAGTATGCTAGATGAGTTTGGCGGCGAGAAACAGCAAACCACTGTTATTATCCCGGCAAATGTCATGGATATTAGCCTGCTAGTGCCGGGCAAGGTAGTTGGATTTGGTAACTTTGGTAACTTTATTGATGAAATGCAGTTATTGATTGTGCGCCGCGATTATACGCCGGGCGCAGTCACATTAACACTAGGCATGTTGCCTAAAAACCTACCTACCGTTGTAGAACAGATGCAGCGCAGCTTGATTGCAGAGCAAACAGTTGCTAACCCAAGCGCGCCTAGTTAAACTTAACCAATAAGGATATAATAAAACCATGTCAGAAGTAAAAGTAAGTGGATTACCAAACGATACCAGTATAGATGCTGGGCATTATTTCCCTTTAAATGACCCTACAGGTCCAACCACTAAGCGCACTACTTTACAAACCCTGCTTGACTTTATTAATGCAAACCTTAGCTCTAGCTCTGTAGAGAGCGTATTAGCCGGGCTAAATCTATCACAGAATATACTTATTAATGGCTCATGTGATATTTGGCAGCGGAATACTAGCGCAACACCAAATGATGATGTTTACATAGGCTGTGACCGCTGGAATTTTCTAACAGAGGCTAATGGCGCTTGGACTGTGGCGCGTGATACAGATGTGCCAAGCAATGGCGGCAGCAAATACAGCATAAAGTTTAGTAATGTTACGCTAAACAACCAGTGTGGCATTGTGCAAATATTAGAGGCATCTGATGCGGCAAAGCTCTTTGGCAAAAGTGTATCAGCTAGCTTTTATGCCAAGACCAATGGTACTGAGATAGCTAAATTGCGCTGTGCAATTCTGTCATGGACTGGCACAGAGGATGTAGTTACAAGCGATGTTGTAGGCACTTGGGCGCAAAGTGGCACTAATCCAACATGGGCAACTAACTGGACTATGGAAAACACCCCGGCAGACTTAAGCCTTACATCTAGTTGGCAGCGTTTCACTATTGAGAATGTGCCTATTGATACTGCAAGCACCAAAAATGTTGCTCTAGTCATTTGGGTAGATGATGGCACTATAGCCGCAGGTGATGATTTCTTTGTTACTCAAGTACAGTTAAATATAGGCTCAAAGGCTAGCCAATTCATACCTAGACCAGTTGCAGTAGAGCTTGCAGCTTGTATGCGATACTATGAGGTGTTTGGGCGCGGTATTTTTGGGCAGGTAGGGTCAGCAGCTACAGCAAAGCTATTGGTGCAGTTTAGAGCGATAAAACGCGCTACACCTACAGTTACGGTCCTAAATACCTCTGCAGCCCATGAGGAAACATGGGTAGCCTCTAGGACACCATCACCATTGGCTATAACTAGCGCTAGCGCATTAACACAAGGTATGACATTAAATGTTCAAGGTTTTAGCGGCATGACCACTGGTAACCGTTTCCATACAGAGGCGGATAGTATTTATGCGGCAGACTCGGAGATGTAAATTATGGATAATCTAAAAACAGCAGAATTAGTAACTACAAACGATTATGGCGATGAGCTAGAGACACCATTTTTTAGACTTACCTATAAAGATGATGTTACCGCTATAGTGCCATGCGAACCAACTAACCGATACTACCAAGACTTTGCTGAGTGGTACGACAAGCAAAAGAAAAAGCCTTTTAAATACGATTTCAAGAAAAATAAGCCAGAGTAGTTATTATGGATGGCTATATACCAGCGCAGCCAAAACTAAACGGTACAGAATGGGCAGCAGCGCGCAGGCGCGCTATTAATAGCCTAGATGCTATTTGTGCGATTTGTCACAGGGCTATTGATTTAGATGCACCAAAAAACACGCCTTTAGCAGTGGAGGTAGACCATATTGTGCCGCGCTCGCGTGGTGGGCAACTTTATGCCCTTGAAAACCTGCAGCTTACACATCACCGCTGCAACCGTAAAAAAGGCGCTAGGATGGCTGAGGATTACGCACATAAGCAGGTAGCTAATCAAGTGCCGCTATCAAATCCTTGGTAAAACCGCAAGCGTGATATAATGACTTTATAGAAAAGGAGTTGTGCGATGGCTGACGAACAACCAGAAATTAGCAACAAAGCAATCAAAGCCTATGTACCAGAGTCTGAGGTAATGGAGGCTAGCGATGGCGAGAACGAAAGCTGAAATACGCGCATTTCTTGATAGCAAAGTTGGTACGATTGTGCCACATCCCGGCTACCCAGACCTTAACGGTCAATGTGTAACTCTTACTAAGGCGCTCATGGAGTTTTTGGGTGTACCTAACCCATATGCCGCACGCGGCAATGCTATTGATGCTGGTGATACTTATATTAGGCAGGGCTTAGGCACAGAGGGCAAAGGTTGGCTTACTATGGTGGTCAATCGTGACATGGGCTATATAGGCGGTGTACACTATGGGCATATATGGGTAGACCTGCAAGGCGAGGCAAACTATGAGTCAAACGGTGCTAGGGCGCTCTATACCACCAAAAACACGCGCCCAATCTCACAAGGTCAGCAATTTGTTAATTTTGATAAATGGGTAATAGATGGAGGGCAAGAGGAAATGATTACTAAAGATGATGTAGGACTGTTGCGAATAGGTCACAGTGAAATAGGCGGCTGGGATTTGCACCGCACCCATGCCGGTGAGTTTGATAAGTTGTTTATGGACACTTACATTAATACGCCGGTCAAAGATTTCATTTGGCGGCAATGGGTTAATGGTCAAGCCTACCGCGATGCTAAGGAGGCTCTTAAGCGCCGCGTAGTTGAGCTAGAGCAGGCTTTAGGCGGCTCTAAGGCAGAAGTTATTGCTGCACAAAAGGCAGTGGCTGAGGCTAATGCAAAGGTGGCTGAGGAAACCGCTAAAGCAACAGAGGCAGGTAAGAGGGTGCTAGAGCTTGAGGCACAGCAGCGCGCAGATGAGGCGGCTGGTAAATCATGGTTGCGCCGCCTTGGTCAGTTATTAGGATTAATAGCTAAAGATTAAAAGGGGATAATATGAACAATAACAACTTACTAAATCCACAAAACAACACACCAAAAGCAAAATCATTGCGTACTTTTCTGCAGAGTGTTGGCGCTACAATAGTAGCTTATCTATACGGTCTATGGCAGTTGCCGGGTGTAAGTGATTACACGCATAACTTTGTTAAGACACAAGGTTTTGACCTGCTTGTTGGCTTGGCAGTGCTTGTTGGTGTACCAGCGGCAGTGATAGCTTACTTACAGAACCGCCGCGCTAAATAACTTAGCCTAAAACCAAATAAAGCGCCCTCGCAATGGCGCTTTATTTTATTGGTCACTGTTTATTTTGAATAGTGAATAAATAAATTGTACAAGCTATGGCTTAACTTGGTCAAGCGCTTTACTACCCTTTTCACCATTACAGTAGATGCAGGCAGGCTTTAGATTATCAGCACTAAACCGCTTGCTAGGGTCTCTACTCCGGCTAACTACATGGTCCAAGGTTAAGTGTGCTACATCAATGCGCCCCGGACACCAAGGGTGTATACGCAAATAGCACATCCAATATTTACCCTCTATAGTTGGTGGATTGTGCCTAATCCATGTGGCGCGAGTTACTAGCCATTGTTTTGTTTGTTTGCCCACCTTTTTAATTGGTGACCGCTTGAGCTGTTTTAGTGTGCGCTTAGGGTTTTGATAGCACGCATATGCAAAGTGACCCATCAGCCCACAATGCTTACAGGGCTTTTTTGGTGTACGGTCCATAAGTGTTGTTACCTCCAATCTGTACAAAATTATTATACAGTAGCGCTTATGGTACAATTACAACATAAACCAAACCGTAGACGGGAACTACCCGGTTAAGAAAGGAGCAGGCGGAATGGGCAAGCAAGAGTTTGAGGTTAAAATTTTCGTGACCAAATTAAGTGATTTGGTGCATAACGATAAAAACCCACGCTATATAAAATCCAAAAAGAAGTACCAAGAGCTGCTAAAGTCTCTGCAGGATTTCCCAGAAATGAAAGACATTAGGGAAATTGTAGTAGATGAAAACATGCTTATTCTGGCTGGTAATCAGCGCACCTATGCGCTTGAGGAGCTGCAATACTCTGATGTAAGGGTAAAGCAGGTGCTTGGTCTCAGTGAGGCTAAAAAGCGCGAATTTATCATTAAAGACAATGCCCATAGTGGTGATTGGGATACTGATATTTTAGCCAATGAGTGGGATATGGATGAGCTTAAGGATTGGGGCGCAGACTTTAAGTTTGGCGGCTCTGATGGCGGTGACGGTGATGATAAAGGCGAACACCAGCCCCATGATGTAACATGCCCAAATTGTGGTTTCCATTTTGAGCTTGGCAAATCTGAATAAAGGCTTAATACCATCATGGCAAAAAAGGGTATTAAGCTAGGTGATGAGATTGAGGATGTAACCAGTAAGACCATTGGCATAGCCACCGGCAAGGTTGAGTATTTAAGTGGCGCAGTTTATTGGATTGTGCAGCCCTATACAACTGATGATAATGTAGCGCTCAAAGAGGTATATGTGCCAGAGGCATATTGCATCTATAAAGGTCCGGGCGTATACCCAGATAAAAAGCCGCCTATGGGCTTTAGGGCAGTGGATGTGGAGCGATAGCCATGCCTGCCCAAAAGAAACCAGCGCAAACTAAGGGAACTCGCAAAGCTAGTGAGCCTACCCCTGTTAAAGATATACTTAAGGGAAAAAAGGTAGCAGTTAAGGCGAGTAAAAAAGTTGCTCAAAAAAAGAAACCAGCCAAAAAAGCAGCGCCTAAGATTACACCGGCAATGTTTGAAAAGCATTTTTATAAGCTATCACAGGATGAGTTTAAAGCGCTCTGTGAGGTCTATGTAGAGCAGCAGCTAAAAATCAAGATTGAGAAACAGCCAGACTATGACCATTGGCTTAATTACTTTAAAACATTTCCTGCTAGCCATATCCGCATATTGGTACGCATTGGGCAAGATATGCTTGATGCTGAGGCTTATAGTGCATTACGCATGTGGCATGACATTATCAGTAACCCACAGCGCATTGCTAAAATTCACCAATCAGCTCTTAGTGGTCCTAAAGGCAATGGTGATGATGGCATTGTTGCTATGGCGCTCAAAAATGACCGCCTAGGCGTTTTAAAAGCCACACGCGACAAACTAGCCGCAAAACTTGATAAAGGCGCTGGTGCGCGTGATACTGCAGCCCTAGCGCGTGAATTAACGGAAGTTATGACAGCCATTAGCGATTATGAAAAGCGGCTTGGTCCTAAAAAGACTACTAAGCTAGGTCAGTTGATGAGCGGTATGCCCGGTGCAGATGTTGGTATTACTGAGGGCAAAAAGCGCCCCGGCAAGAATGGCGGCGGCACTCGCAACACCAGTTATGCAAGCAGAGTAACCATTAAAGATTTAGAGGGCTAGTATGGCAGAAAAACGATTTGGCAACCAAAAACCACGCATAGACATTTACCGGGATGGTGATATTTGGCTTGCTGATAAAACCATACAGTTGCTAGAGGAATACGGTATTACTCTATTGCCTTGGCAAAAATCAATCATTTATAGGTGGATGGCTGTAGAGCTAGTTGATGGCAAATGGTTATGGGTAAACCCAGAAGTTGGATTGTTAGCGCCCCGGCAAAACGGCAAGTCAGAGATTATTATTGCGCGCATCATTGGCGGCATGGTGTTTTTAGGTGAGGCATTAATTTATACAGCCCACTCAGATAAGACGGTTGCAGCCATTAAGCGCCGCGTGCTTAGGTTTTTTTATGATGCTGAGGAGGAAATTAGAGACCTACTAACTGAGGAATTTGATAAAGAACCTAAGAGCTTTGACTATGTGGAATTACGCAATAAAGGCTTATGCCAGTTTAGAACCAGAACCCGAACCGGCGGCTTGGGTACTACCAATGACACCCTAATATTGGATGAGGACCAAGAGGAAACAGACGCGCAGCAGGAGGCGCTATTGCCTACCATTTCAGCCGGTAAAAGCCAAAACAGCCAAACGATTAGGGCAGGTACGCCGCCAAGCGGTGGCAGCACCGGCACAGTGTTTATGCGTGTTAGGCAGGCTGTGCTAGACGGCAAAGATACTGATACCTGTTGGCAAGAGTGGAGCGTTGAAACTATGCGAGACCCACATGATGAGGATGCATGGTATGAGGCAAACCCAAGCCTTGGCTATTTCTTGATGGTCCGCGCTGTTAAAAATGAGGCTAATAAAATGGCAGTTGATAGCTTTAACAAAATGCGCCTTGGCTGGATTGCAGGGGTAGAGAGCCGCCGCGCTATTTCTGATGAGTTATGGTCACCTCTGGCAGTTACCAAAGTAGAGCTACCAGAGAATTACATGCATGTGTATGCCATTAAGTTTGCGCCGGATGGCAGCGCTGTATCATTGGCTATTGGTGTGGTCCTAGCAAATGGCTTGGTCCATGTTGAGCTGATGGAGCGCCGCGCAATGAGTGCAGGCACATCATGGCTGGTGCAATTCTTAATGGATAATAACCGATGGAAAAAAGCCAACAAAATAATAATTGATGGTGCAGCCGGTACGCAACTGCTTGTAGAGGAGCTGGTTAGAACAGAGCGCAAAATGTCTAAAAAGATATTAACCCCTAATGCTAAAGAGGCAGGCGCGGCATATGGTGGCTTTTATACCGCCATAGAGAACAAATTACTTACTCACTACAACCAACCTGCTTTAAATGTTTCAATCCGCACCGTTAAGAGGCGCAGCATTGGTAAAGATGGCATGTATGGTTTTGCATCCATGAACCCGGACATACAGAGTGACCCAACAGAGGCGGCGGCATTTGCATACTATGGCGCTATAAGGTTTAAAAAAGAAAAAACTACCAGTGGTAGTGGTCAGAGCATAATGGTATAGTGCTTGCATGGCTCTAGGTCGTAAGACAGCCTAGTTGCCTAGAACTCCAATTCGGCAATCAAACCCCTCCGCGCTGGTGGGGTTTTTGCTTTGTTATAATACTGCTTATGGAAAAAGAGCCGCCCACTGACAACATCGCTTATATGGATGAATACCCACACCTAGAGGAAAAGCTGAGGCTGCAGAGACTTGCTAGACCTGCCCTAAGAGCCGCCTTGCATGATATGCGTAACTTATTAGTCTTTGAGCGCCCAGAGCCGCCGGATGGTGCAGCATGAGCAACAGAGGGCATTACAAATCAGTCAATAAAGGTATACCGGCGCTGGTATGTGTGCCAACTGGTGAAAAGGTAACTATTGACGGCAAAGTTTATACGGTCCTAAAGCTCATGTATGACCTCAAAGGCATTTACCAGCCATTTGCTATGCCAATAGGTAGGTAATGATTATTTACGAATGCCCAGCGCACTACAGCCAGCTAGAGCCGGGTGTTTGTATAATTTGTGGCGCAGTGCTTGTTAGTAGATGTATAGAAACTCACCAGCGCTAGCGGTCCTGTAGGTAACAGCGCCCCATGTTGGTGCATTCATTTCAGAAATATTTATAGAACCATCTGCATTTACTGACTCCACATACACCACATGACCTAATGCACCGCGCGTAGTAGTACCAACCGCCCCGGCTCTTGGTGTAGAGCCAACAGACATACCAGCCGCTTGCGCCCGGTAGTACCAAGTATTTGCATTGCCTAAATTATTAGGAATGGATGCGCCCCGGCGGTTTTTAACATACCAAGTACAGTAACCATAGTCATAGCCATTACCACCGCCATAATCGCGCAGAGGCGCTACATTGGGCGTTTCAGCCGGTAATGACACTGCAGCCGGTATATCGCGTGATAGCTGCTCAGACGGCTCAGGAATGGTTATTTGGTCACCAATATGTATAAGGTCCGGGTGTGTAAGCTGAGTGTTTTTAGCCCACAGGCGTTGCCACTCCACATTGTAAGCTGTACCAATCTTAGTGAGGTTGTCACCAGCTACCACAGAATAAATAACCGGCTCAGGCTTTTTAGGCTCTGCAACCGGCTTTTTTGTTTCCTCTGGTTTTACCTCTACCTTGATAAAAGGCGCTTTAGGCTCATAGAGCTTAATGCTGAACATGTCTTTAACATCATTATTAACCCAGATGTTTGACTGTGCTGATGCTGTAGCCGGTGTAGCGATTACTATGCCAGTTAGCAGCAATGTAAGTATGCGTTTCATAATCCTTGAGCCTCAAGTTAGGGTAGGGTGGCGCGGCTCTATTTGTGTCTCCAAAAAATTATTGACCATTTGAGTATACCAGCCATAAGCAATTACATGTCAAGACTTGCACCATTGACAAAAATAGTGTTGTGTGCTAGAATAGTATTGTTATGAAAAGAATAACAAACATCATCAAAACAAAATACTATACCTACCAATACGGCGAATTTCTGCCCATCTATTCTGGTGGCGAGCTTATCAATAAGCGACAGTTTCACGCTTACCGAATTAAAAGCATCATCCGAAACCACCGGGCATTTGTTTACCAGCTTACTCACCAAGTAGGCTAGTCACCTCTGTTAATTCACTGCTTTTACATACTATATAGATATGTTTATTTAAAACATTTTTACATACTATATAGAAACAACAGATAAAGGGCTTACTTTTCCACAATCTACCCACAGTTTTTTGCACAGGCAATTTGCAAAGCAAAAGCAGCTAGTGCTATATTAAGGCTCAAGACAAATGAATTGGAGGGTAACAAAAACTTATGTCTTACAGTCTTAATGACCAGCGAAAACAAACGATGATAGAGCGTTTAGGTGATGCAGTGCAGCTCATTGATAACCAAGCATTTCTACCATTCTACCGAAGTATACAAATCAAATTAGAGCGCATGGATAAGGCGGCTGAGTGGGCAAAAATGATTGAGACCGCCCTTACTAAAGAGCAGCCTAGCCGGTACTTTGCCAAGATGTGCAAAATGATTAAAGACGGCACTTATAAATTTGTTGAGGCAGTCAAAGAGGTTGCCGGCGAGCTTAAGCTGTATGTGCATGACAAGCTCATTAAGTTTGGCTTTGGCAAGTATCAAAAGTATTGGGTACGAAAAGCGCAGGAATTTATCAATGTAAATGGTCAGGCAGGCTTTGTAGACTTGCTGGAATATGCCGCACGCAAGGGCATAAATCAAAAGCAGATGGCTACCGCATTGAAAAACTGCAAATCACCGCGCCGATATTACCAAGAAAATGTACTAGGTACTGCAAAATAATGCGCCGGTGGTTATGGGTCTTATTTTTAGTGGCGCTGGTACTATATAGCATTACAGTGTACGGCTGGTGGATTGAGGGGAATACAAACTTTGAAAGACAGAGGGTAGAGCAACAAAATGAAAGTCTTTAGCACATTTACCGGCATTGGTGGATTTGAAATTGGCATTGAGAATGCGGCGCAAGGCAAACATGAAATTAAATTAGTTGGTTATAGTGAAATAGATAAATATGCAGTGTCGGTTTTTGAGCGACACTATAAGGGGGTAAAAAACTATGGTGATATTACAAAAATTAAGGCAGAGAGCCTACCAGACTTTGATTGCTTGGTTGGCGGTTTTCCATGCCAAGCCTTTAGTATTGCCGGAAAACGAAACGGCTTTGATGACACCAGAGGTACATTATTCTTTGACCTTGCGCGAATTTTGCGAGCAAAACAACCTAGACTATTCGTATTTGAAAATGTTAAAGGACTTCTCAACCACGACAGTGGCAGAACTTTCCGCACAATCCTCAAAGCGATTGATGAATTGGGGTATGATTGCCAATGGCAGGTGCTTAACAGCAAGGACTTTGGTGTACCCCAAAACAGAGAGCGCATTATCATTGTCGGACATCTTAGAGGAACAGCCAGACCCCAAGTATTTCCTATCACAAGAGCAGACCAAAAAGCTGATGGCAAAAGTGCCAAAATACGCCCAGTTGCACAAACCATAACAGCCACATATTACAAAGGTGGCAAGGGTAGCCACATAATCCAACTAAATCAGCCTACTCATAGTAACGACAGAGTTTATGCACCAGAGGGAATATCACCTACTTTAAACACAATGCAGGGTGGTAGACGGCAACCCAAAATATTGCAAGATATTCGTGGCATGAAAAAATCACAAAACGGAAAAGGCTTTAAAGATGGCGATGATGCCAAAATAAGCTATACAGTAGACACGCTGGCTACTCAGGGCATTGATGATGGGCAAACTGTGCGTAGACTAACACCGCTAGAGTGTGAGCGCCTGCAAGCATTTCCTGATGATTGGACTAAATACGATGTAGACGGCAAAGAGGTTAGCGATACTCAGCGTTATAAGATGGCAGGCAATGCCGTAACAACTACAGTAATCCAAGCAGTATTTGAGCGAATACTAGCATGATAATTTTTTTACTAATTTTTGCACCAATAATAGCTTTGCTATATGTGGTCTGGTTAATGCTTAAGGCAATAGTTATACTACTGTTAGCAATCTATGAAAGTATTATTTTTAGACATTGATGGTGTTTGTAATTCAGCGGAATGGGCAAAGGCAGGCAACAGTATGTGGCATGGCACTGACCCAGAGCTTGTTAAGCTGGTCCGCAGGATTATAGAACAAACTAAATGTGCTGTGGTCCTAAGCAGCACATGGCGGCTTTACCCAGAGGCTAGAGCCGTTGTTAAGCGTGATGTGTGTGATTTTATTGATTGCACCGTAGATTACCAAGCCGGAGCAAAGCGCGGCATTGTAGAGCGAGGGCTAGAGGTCCAAGCATGGCTTGATAAGCACCCGGAAGTTACCCAATACGCCATATTGGATGATGATAGTGATTTTTTGCCACACCAATGGCTGTTTAAAACTAGCTTTGAAAATGGTATTACTGAGGAAATAACAGAGGCTGTAATAGCTCATTTAAATGCACCAGAAAATATGCTTGCAAAACTCTAGGTAGTTTAATACACTAGGGTTATAAGTGTGAGCGAATTGGAGGGATTACACAAATGGGTCTATTTAATAAAAAACCAACCTATGAGGATGCTGTACTGTTTGTAAAGCATCTTAGCGAAACCGAATATACAAAGTTTATAAAGGTGGTCCGAACCTATCGGGGCGCAGACAAAAGCGTTAAAGCTACTTTAGGCTGCAAGCTATCTGATTACCAGCTTGAGTATGAGGAAGTTGGCGAAATACCAACCAAGCCAAAAAAGGTGGCAAAGAAATGACCGGCACAGCTATTGATATTGTTAAGCCTGCAGACCTGCCGCGCAGCGCAGATGGCGCAATGCAAAAGGTAATTATAGCCTTTGATGTAGATGGTACGCTTATACAGAACGGTAGCGCAGACCGGCAGCATGGCACTGTAAATGATGGTGATGTGCCTATTGTGCATCAGATTACTACCCTGCAGGTGCTGAGTACCTATAAGAACATCAGAATTGTTGTTTGGTCCGGGGGCGGCAAAGATTATGCTGCAATGTGGGGTAGGCGCTTAGGGCTAGATAAATATGTTTGGCGATATGCTAGCAAGCTAGAACATGCAGAAATTAGGCAGCATTGTGACCTACTTATTGCCATAGATGATATACAGGCAACCCGGCTAGGCGATGTTAATTTAATCGTAAAAGAAAAATAGCCATGAAAGTACCGCCTAAAGCTAAAACCTATAACAAAATATTTAATCAGCCTATTACCAAAAAGGATGTAAGGCTAGCGGTCTTAGTGACATTACAAACCGGCAACCCAGACACCTTTAACCTAAGCCGCAAGATGGGTGTTGGTTACCATAAGGCACAAAAGCTATCAAAGCTGCTTTATGATGCTGGTGTAGTGGTAGACAGTACATTTAGGGGTACAGTTGTATTATTAAAAGGTGAGCCACAGGCGCTAAATGCAGCCTACCGGCAATTACGAAAGGTGCAAGGCAATGGCAACAGAACTGCTAAAAATTAAGCGTTACGATTTCAGCGATGGTACAACCTTGCATGTGCGTATTGATTTTGAGAATAACCAAATTGCTCTAGTCAATAAGGATGGCATGGAGCAGGGCAATAAGTTTGGTAAGTCTAGCAAGTATGAGCCTACCAAGTTTTTGTTTGCCGGGCGTGAGCTTAAGTATATGAACGGTTGGCTAAATATCATGGCGGCAATGCAATATGTGGTCCGCGATGCTAGGGATGAGCTAGCCGCATGGCAAGAGGCTCAAAAAGATAAAAAAACCAAGCAACTCATAGATATTATGGTTGCTCTAAGCGATAAAAAGGATGATTAAAATGGCTCAATTAGTTGGCAAAGTGATGCGTAAAAATGCAGAGGTTATAACCATTTTCAAAGTAGACGGTAAATATTACCCAGCTACCGGCTATAACTCTGAAATATTTGAGACCTATTTGCATACAGGTGATGAGTCAATATTAGATAAGCTAGAAAACGAATTGGAGGTATAGCATGAAATGGCAATTATTCTGGCAGCTAGTAGCACTAATGAGCTATGCAGCTTTATTGGTACAAGCTGTTATAACTGCAGTCAAAGGTAAAAAGAAATGAAACGGCTTATTTTAAGCGCGCTAGGCATTGCATTGCTAGCAGTTGGAATAAGTACCGCTTTGCCGGTCCAAACGCGCCCACAGCCTGCTAGTGCAAGCCAAGCAGTGCCATTTGACCATAGCAACTGCCAATACCCGGATAGATGGAGCAACCCGGCAGATGGTTGTGATAATAGTGACCCGGCTGTGCCAGAGTGCATTAAGGCATTTAGCACTAAAGCCGGTGAGGATGCTTGTATTGCTGCATTTGTGGCACAACATGAGCAGCCTGTACCCATAGAAACCATAACACCAGCGCAACCACAGGCGGCGCAGTGCGGAGGTAAGTAATGGCTGAGCAAAAGCCCGGCGTTAAGCACATAACTGGCACTTGCCCAATCAAAGGCTGTGATAGCCAAGCATTTGTGCAGGTTATTGTGGTTACTGATGAGGCTTTACAAAAGCGCATTGATGCTAGAGCTAATAAAAAGCTAGCAGATGCATTAACTGATGCACATAAGGAGGGGCAACATGATTGACGGTAAAAGCCAAGCATGGCGTGATGCAGCGGATGAGCTGTTAGCCACTCTTGCAGTTGAGAATAAATATTTAGTAGCAGACATGCTTATTATTTTCCTAGAGTCTGCAGGCTATGGCTTAGATAACTACACACCACTAGGCGGCGTATTCAAGCGAGCCGCTAAAAAGGGCATCATTGGCAGAATTGAACGCCCCGGCAAACAGGCACTTTGGTACAGCAAAGTATATGCTCAGTACCGCGCGCCGGGTAACATCAATGAAAACATGATTAACCAGCCTATACATTTAGAGGGCTTTGGTCCGCTAGATGGCAAATACATAGTGGCTGATATTAAGGGTAATAACCTTAATCTAAAGAGGGTTACAGATGAGTAAGATTTGTGACCGCAACTATAAAGCTAACAATGCTTACACTGTAAAGATGATAGGCGGCGTAGGGTGTTGCCCAAACTGTGAGCAGCCTACCCAATGCCATAACATACCAATAGAGGGCAGGGCGTTATTTTGGGCGCTTGCCGGTGAGTCTGGTATATCATCTAAAGCCATAGCAAAGCATATGACCGGCATTAGTGCTGAGGCTGCATTTGGCTTTATGCCACCAAGTGATGCAGATGATAGGCGGCGCTGCATCCGGCTCTTAGAGCTAATACCAGAGTGGCTACCGCGCCTTAATGAAATGGTTAAGTATGACAGCCCAGACAAAAAGCAGGATGGCTTTATTATCAATTCAAGCGGCATTAGTGCCTATGATAATAGTTGGGCTAAACAGATACCATTAATCTTACAGGAGGGCAAGCTATGAGGCTTAGGCTAGCAATGTTTTGGTTACGGTTACGCGATATGTTTAATTACAGGCAGTGCCATAAAGAGAGCATGGGTTACACTTGCCACCATCGCGTATACGGTAACGGTCAAAAAGAGTGTGATTAAAGAATTGGAGGTAAATCATGCCATTAATAGAAACCCCGGCTATAGAGCCACTAAATGAGCGTTGTGACCATTGCGGTCAGCGTATACAGCTACAGCGCAAAGAAATACTAAATAAAGCCTGTGCAATTATGCTAAAGCGCGCTGCAGAGCATGTAATGCATACCATGCAAAATGATTTTGAGATTAGAGACTTTACTGAGGATGGTGATTTTAAGTTTTTTAGTAACTTTAGTCACATGCGCTATCATGGGCTAGTAGCTCATGTAAAAGTAAATGGCAAGGTCCATAAGCGCCGGTATTTGATTACTCGCAATGGTTGGTCATGGCTTAGAGGTGAGATAGCATTGCCACAATTCAGAATGGTTAAGAACGGTCACAATGTACCGGGCAAGCAATCTGACCGGCTAGTGTATCTAAGAGACATCTGGCATGGTGAGCCTTATGTGCAAACCACATTTGAGTATTTTGATGATGATGGCAGACCTGTAGGCATCCGCCCGAATTATCCACAAACAAATAATAACCAAGGGAGGTTAATTTAATGAAAACTGTACTACTAACTGGCGGCGGTGGCTTTATTGGCGGTCACACATTTGCACACATCATGCATAACACTGATTGGAATGTAACCATATTGGATAGCTTTAGGCATAAAGGCAAAACAGACCGCATTACCGAAATGCTAGAGAGCCACCCAGATTGGCGCGAGCGGCTAACAGTCATTACCCATGACCTAAAAGCCCCATTCAGCAAACAGCTTATAGACCGCATTGGTCCAATAAACTATGTAATCAATATGGCATCAGAGAGCCATGTAGACCGCTCAATTACTGACCCAAGAGACTTTATTGAGAATAATGTGCATCTGACACTTACAATGCTTGAGTACATTAGGCAAAACCCTGTGGATAAGTTTATACAAATATCTACAGATGAGGTGTATGGTCCAGCCCCAGAGGGTCACAATCACAAAGAGGGTGAACCGCACCGCCCAAGTAACCCATACAGCGCTAGCAAGGCAGCTCAAGAGGATATTGCATACAGTTATTGGCGTACATACGATTTGCCAATTTGTATTACTAACACAATGAATATCATAGGTGAAATGCAAGACCCAGAGAAATACTTGCCTATGATTATCAAGAGTGTGCAGCTAAACCGCTTGCTAACCATCCACGCTAATGCAGATGGCAGCAAAATTGGCAGCCGCTATTACCTACATGCACGCAACCAAGCTGATGCGCTGGTATTCCTACTAAAAAATGTAGATTTTCCAAAGTACAGCACCGGCAAAGATATAGCCCGGTACAATGTGGTTGGTGAGCGCGAAGTTACTAACCTAGAGCTAGCAGAAATGGTAGCTAAGATATTGGGCAAAGAGCTTAGATATGAGCTTGTTGATTTTCATAGTAGCCGCCCCGGTCACGATTTGCGCTATGCACTAGACGGCAGTAAGTTAGCCGCCCTTGGATGGAAAGCACCGCTAACACTTGATGAGAGCCTTAAAAATACTGTGGAGTGGACAATCGCACATCCCGAATGGATGTTTTAGAGTAAAATAGTTGTTCGGTGGTGCGACCCTGTGAGGCGCAAGCCAGTAAGGTTAATAGATGTTCAATGCAGCGTAATAGTTGCAGCCTCCGCTAACTACATGTGAGGTGTGGTTTAAAGCATGAAAGCCCCTATAATGGGGGCTTTTGTGTCTATATGTCTATAACCTTATTATTCCAAGCCACAAGCCCGGTAGCTATTCTGTGAGCAACACGCTTATCACCGTTAATGTCGCGCCCATGCCCACCAAGCAAACTAGGCAAATCATCATCATGGTCTACTAAGCTAGGCATAGTGTAATAAACAGGTAGCCGGTTACGCTGGTAGAAAATACCAATGCGAGTGTCATATTGCTCTGTGCGGTCCGCTACAAACTCTATTAGAGGCTCTATGTGGCTAGTAGGCAAAACAATGCCAACGCCCCACATAAGCAGCCAGAAACGCAACCAAGTATCATCTTTGGCTTTGGCAACTGCCTTATCTACCCTTTGCTTAAGTGGGCGCGGCTTGCCGGTATAAAGCGATATAAGAGCTTTGCCGCCCGGACAGTTATTAATAGCACCCTCAATGTTTTCATAAAAATAAGGTGTTAGTATGGCATCATCCTGTATAACAACATGCCAATCACCTTTACCTAGCCCATCCTGCAGCGCTCTAGTGCCATTATCCCATTCCTCTTGGTGTGAGCTAGCATTTTCACCATCATAGACAATACCAACATGACAAAATGGGTAGAGGCTCAATATAGAGCGTAAATACTCAGCCTGTAGCTTGCGCTTAGGGTGCGCCATGACAGTAACACTAATTTTCATAGATTAGCCCGGCATTTACCGCTTTACGATTGTTTAAAATTGAGCATTCTACATCAAAGCCTCGGCTAGGCACATAATTGCCTACACCAGTACCGTACTCATCCCAGATTTGGTTAGTAGTCTTACCAATACCGCTAGAAATGTTAAATGTTTCTTTATCGTATTGGCTTGGGTTTAGCGCAATATCCTTAATGGCATTACAAACGGTTTTAACACTCACATAATCCCTAATATCATTGCCCATGCCATAAATGCTGCTACCTCCGCGCTTAAATATGTCAATTACGCCATTACCATCACCATTACCGTAAACATTGGCGAGTCGTAAAATAGTGTAGTGCTTGCAAGCCCTTTTAATTAGTTGCTCACCAATCAGCTTAGACCTACCGTAAATAGTGGGTGCTGGTGTTGGCTCATCCTCACTATGCGGCTGTACGCTATCAGCATAGACCGCTGCAGAGCTTGTATAAATAATGTGTGCAGGTTGTCGCATTGCCCATTTGTAAATGCGTAGGTTGTCTTGAAACATTTGCAAGTCGTGGTTTAGGTTAGCCGCCAAAAGCACTATTACATCATATTTACTACCATCTACATCACAAATATCTGTGCCGCTCTTAAGGTCAGCTATTTCATATTGCCCTAAATCGTAATTATCAAACAGCCGGGCTAAATTACTGCCTATAAAGCCCTCACCACCAGCTATTAAAATCATCACTACTGCCCTGCCTTTATTG